GCAAAGTCGCGACATCGCCCTGACGGTGGAGAAACCAGGTCTCGCCATCGAGCTTCTCCGAGGCTATGCAGGGGCCGGGCGGCAGCAAGGCCGATATTTCGCCTGGGGGCAGGCTGCGGTAGGCCCCGGTCACCTCACGCTTGTAGGTCTGCAGCCGCCCGAGCAGGGCCTTGTCGGCGAGCGACCCCGCAGGCGCAATGCGACCTGTCCCGAACGGGTGCCAGCGCGCGGGCTCGACCAGCGGTCTCATGTTCGCTCCTCCGGTTTGCGCAACTCGAAAGCGGCCAGGAAGAGCACCAACCGGTAGGCTTGGCCCTGGGTCTTGCCGGCCAGAAGGCCCTTCATGGGAAGCGCGTTGCGCTCCGGGATGAGCGGGCCAATACCACGTGGTCCCGAGCCCACCAGAACCAGGCTGTCGCGCTGTTCGAGGTGTGCTGCCAGCCCGTAGAGAAAGTCATACTCCAGGGCGTTGCCGTGCCTCACCTGGTACACCCGGGTGAACGCGAAGCGGCCGATGGTCTCGCGGCAGGACAGCAGCTTGCCAGACCAGACCGGCGCGCACTCGGGCACGAGGTTGGCCGGGACCAGCTCCGGTGGCCGGCGCTGGATCTCCCGGCCATCGGGGTCGCAGATCACCTCCAGCATTCTGGCCGAGTACAGGGGCTTGCCGTCGTGACCCAGGTAGACCCGGTCGCAGCCTCCGGTCTCGCGTCCCGCGACCTCGAGGTCAGCCTCCGGATCGCCGTCCACGAGTGCGCGCGCCAGCGCGTCGGGCTCGCCATGTTGGCGCAGGAGAGCGCTGGTCTCCGCCGTGGACTTGATACACCGGCAAGAACGCACCGGCGAGCCGGCGGCGTCTCGATGGCCAAGCAGAGTTGCACGTCGTCGCGGGACGAGGACCACGATGGCGTTGCGCCCGCGGTGGTCGGCAAGCCAAATCCTACGGGTCATGGTGTGCTCCAAAGCTGTCGGGGAAGGCGAAGGCGTCGAGGTCGTCCTCGTCAGGGTCTTCGGCGGGGAGCACAGGTTGGTCGGGTCCGACAAAGTCGAAGCCGTGCGGCTCGACCTGAATGAGGAATGCGCCGGCATCGGTCCCGAGGAGGAAAGCGGGCGTCCCGACGACGCTCAGTCGCGTCCGGTAGGGTACGCGGAAGAGGGCACCGGCAGCGAGTGCCTGCGCGAGCTTCGCGGGCACGGCCACGGGCTGGAGCGCATGGACTCGGATGGCCGCACAATCGAGGATGTCGCGCGCGTCGAGTGGGCCGATGATCTCCTTGGGCTCGTAGGCAGTCTGCGCCGAGGTCAAAAGCGGCGCACCGGCTTCATCGACTTGGACCAGATCATGGCGTGCGACAGTGTCGCCGTACTCATTGATATAGAGGTCGGCGGTGGAGCCAGGGCGCAGGACGTAGCGGCCATCGCGAGTGAGAAGGGCGCTCTCGCACTCGCGGCCCTGGGCATCGATGGCGACGAGCTTGCGCAGACCGTAGAGCCGATTTCGGTCGATCTCGGTCTTGGCAAAACGCACTGGTTGGCCCTGGTAGCTCAAGTCCAGGTAGGGGGCGCGTGTGAGCGCAGGTGCTGGCATCAGCGCAGCCGCGGGCGCGGGTGGCTGGGTGGCTGGCGCAGGCTTGGTTGCGGGCGTGGGTGCCGCCACCGGCGCGGCCGTGGGCGCCGGTGGCTGGATGGCTCGACTCGCGGGTGCGGGAGTCTTGGCTGGCTCCTGCCGCTCGGCGTGGCCCTGCTGGTTCCACCAAGCGAGCGCCGCACGCACGATCCCCTGGACCTGCGCGACGCTGGCTGCGGCCTTCGGCTTGCCCCGCTGCTTGGTGGCCGCCTCGCTCGCGAAGAAGCCCCGCAAATCTTCGGCTGCGACCTCGCCAGCCTCGCGCTCCGCACCTAGGTGCGCGACGAGCAGAGCCAGCGTGCGTTTCGCCGTTCCACAGGTGGAGGGGCTCTTGCCCTCCGCTTGCAGATGCGCCAAGTACGCCTCCGCGGCTACCGCCATCTTCATCGTCACTCCCGTGAGGCGTCGGTCAAGAGCGCGGCGACGTCGTTCTCGCCAACGCCGGCCAGGTAGTCGTGCAGGGACTTGCGGAAGAGGTCCATGCGCGAGTGAAGGCCATGGCGCTTCCAAGCCTCGTCCAGCTTGTCGACAACCGTGGCCTCCATGCGCAGGGGCAAGATTTTGAAGGTGACGTCTTCGTGGCGTGCGCTCTTGCGCGGACCGATGGGGATGCGTCCCTTCTGCGCCTCGCGGATCTTCCAGATCAGGTAGGGCTTGTCGCTCGAGCCGGTGGGCCGACCAACGACCTCCAGGTAGCGGGCCTGCAATTCGGGCACAGTGAGCTTGGTCAGCTTCTCGGCCCCGGGTGCGGTGGCGGTGTCCGCGCCGACTGCCGGTTCGCTCACGACGCTGGGGCTGGGGCTGGCGCTTGTCTCGCTCGTGGTGACTGCGGTTTCGCTCACGGCGCTGGCGCTGGGGCTGGCGCTCGTCTCGTCCGTGGTGACGGCGGTTTCGCTCACAGTGTCCGGGCTGGCGGCACTCTCGCCCGCGGTGCCGCTGCCCGCGGTTTGCAGTGCTTCGGTGATCTTGCGGACCAGAAACCTCTTGTTGGGGCTGCGGGTCTTCTTGCCAATGACCTCGGCAAACTTCGCCTGCAACTCGTTCAGCTTCATCTTGTCCAGATTCGCGATCTCTTTCGTGGTGCTCATGGTGTCCCTTTCGTGGTTGGGCCAGCGCGGGCTGGCCGGTTGCGATCGACAGCCACATACAGGCGTGACGTCGCGGACACAGCAAGGCGAATGCGACCTGGAATCGGTCGAATTCCGACGCCGCTACCGCACAATCCGCGCCGCGTGTCCGACGGGGATATGAAGCCCGCCACCTGTTGAATTGAGAGCGATTCATGCCTTGCCTTCACAGAGAGCCGACGCCTTCATGGACCTCGACGACGGCATCAACCGCAGTCGAGAAAGGGACATCAACATGAACAATCGAGAGCAGGTCAGGCAGGACCGAGCCACGATGGCCACAGTCTCCGAGCAGCTGGTTGCACTGGAGAAGATGACAGTGGGCGAGCTGGCCGAAAAGTACCGCGAGGTCTTCGGGGTACCCACGCGCACACGCAACAGACCCTATCTGCGCAAACGGGTCGCGTGGCGAATCCAGGAGCTGGCCGAGGGCGGTCTCTCCGAACGCGCGCTCGCTAAGATCGAAGAGCTGGCGCCGCTCGCGCCGGCTCGTTGGCGTCCCGAGCGGACCGCGTCCCGTGCCGCGCTCGCGCCAGGCGGCGCAGCCACCCCGGCGCGGACGCGCGATCTGCGTTTGCCCGCGCCTGGCTCGATGCTCGTTCGCGTCCACAAGGGCGTCGAGCATCGCGTGACCGTTCTCGCCGATGGATTCGAATACAACGGCGAGCGCCACCAGAGCCTGTCGAAGCTCGCGAAGATGATCACCGGGACGCAGTGGAACGGGCACCTGTTTTTCGGCACGCAACGCCGCACGCGCAACACCCAGGCCGAGGAGGCATGCGAATGAGCACCCAGCGACAACCCACGGCCACGCCAGCATCGCTCGCGGAGATCAAGCGGTGTGCCGTCTATACAAGGAAGTCCACCACTTTGGGACTGGAGCAGGACTTCAACTCCTTGGATGCCCAGCGTGAGGCCTGCGAGCAGTACATCCGAAGCCAAGCGGCTCTCGGCTGGCAGCTCATACCCGAGCAATACGACGATGGCGGTTTCAGCGGCGCAAACGTGCAGCGCCCGGCGTTCCAGCGCCTCATGCTGGACGTGGAGGCCGGAAAGGTCGACATCGTGGTCGTACAGCGGGTCGACCGCCTCAGCCGCTCGCTGCTCGATTTCGCCAAGCTGATGGACCGTTTCAACCGTGCCAGCGTGGCGTTCGTGAGCGTGACCCAGAACTTCTCGACTGCCGATGCCATGGGCCGCCTCACCTTGAACGTCCTCATGAGCTTTGCCGAGTTCGAACGCGAGATGATTGCCGAGAGAACGCGCGACAAGATGGCCGCCGCCCGGCGCAAGGGGAAGTGGACCGGCGGACCGCCGCCCCTCGGCTACGACGTGGTCGACTGCAAGCTGGTTGTGAACGAGGCCGAAGCCGCCCTGGTGCGCCGCCTCTACCACCTGTACCTGGACCGGCGCTCGGTGGTGGCGGTTGCCCGCGCGCTCAACGCCGAATGCCAGACGACGAAACATCGCGTGTCGACCAACGGGAAGAGACACGGTGCTCGCAAATGGGACAAGCAGGCCGTGCTGCACGTCCTGCGCAACCCAATCCCTGCCGGCCTCATGCGCTGCCATGGCGAGCTTCACGAGGGCCAGCACCAAGAGATCATCGACGAGATCACCTATCGCCGAGTCCAAAACCTGCTGGACGAGCAATGCGGACGCCGCACCCGCTGGGGTCGCAATCCCGGCTACCTTCTGACCGGCATCATCCACTGCGCGCTTTGCGGTCAGCTGTACACGCCCGCGTCCACGCGCAGGGGAAGCCATGAATACCGGTACTACCGTTGCTCGAAGCGCGACAAGAGAGGGGCGGAGGACTGCGCGGCAGGCCCGCTACCCGCGCAGGCCATCGAGGACTTCGTCGTGGAGCGCGTCCGCGACGCACTGGCCGCCGGCACTCTGGCTGCAGACGTGACCCAAGCCGTGAAGGAACGCCTGGCCAGCCAACGCGCGGCACTCATCACCGAGCGCCAAGAGCTGCCCTGCAAAATCGCCGCTCTCGCCAGCGAAGGAAAGCGTCTGGTCGAGGCGGTCAGCAACGTCAATGGCGCCGGCCAGCGGCTTCTCGACGCCAAGTTGCAGGAGGTCGGCGAGCAGCTCGGGCGGCTCGAAGGGCGTCTTCGTGAAATCGAGCGCTGTCTTTCCCTCCTCGATGGCTGCGAGGTCGAGGCCCAATGGGTTTCGCGATGCCTCGCGGATTTCAACCAGATCTGGGACAGCCTCAGCTCCCAAAACCGCGGCCGGTTGCTCCGCGCTGTGATCGAGCGGATCGAGGTCGACGAGCCCAACGCTGACGTGCGGACTTTCATCTCCGATCTCGGGTGGGCCACTGAGACGATCTCAGGCGCCGCGGAGGCCCGCCTATGAGCGCCTCTTCCTCGGCCAAGAGCAGCGCCCTGATGGTCAGCGGCAAGCTCCACCGCGTCCGCAAGGGGCACGCGAAGAGATTTGTCGGGACGCCGCCGGTGGCGCCCGAGCCAGCTCGCCGACCGGCTCGCTTGGCGGTCATGCTGGCGCTCGCCCACAAGATTCAGCAGGCGATCGACCGCGGCGCCGTCCGCGACCGAGCCGAGGTGGCACGGCGATTTGGGCTCACGCGGGCCAGGGTGACGCAGCTTCTCGACCTGAGGCTGCTAGCGCCGGACATCCAGGAGCAGGTTCTCTTTGCCGAATCTGTGGATGGGGTGGAGCCGCTGGGCGAGAAGGCAGTGCGGGCGGTGATATGCTCGATGAACTGGGGCCAGCAGCAGCGAACTGCTGCGGTCCTCGCACGGCAAGGAGCGGAGAAAGGTGTTGGCGAGGCAGTGAAACTGGCGCGGTCGCTCAAAAAGGCGTAGGCCAACCCGACCCGTCCAACAGGGATGGGTCACCCAGGCTGCGGGCGCACGAAGTAGGCAAATTCTAGGGCAAACTGGTGCGGTCAGAAGACAGCCTTATCGACTAGCCCCAGTGGCTGGGGTCGTAGACAGCCCCGCGAAAGACCGGCTGCCGGCGCTTGATGAATGGTGCAAGACTATACCGTATGGCATCGACGGTATGGTTGTGTTTGTCCACCAGCTCCGGCATCACGTCACCCGTCAGCTTGTCGATCTTGTGGCTGTAGAGCCGCATCTCTTCGGCTACGCGCCGGCACCTGGGATGCACCACGATGCGGCGGAATGACCGCATAATCGTGATGCCATCCTCTACGGATCCCGGCCACTTCTCCGCCGCGTCGATGCGAAAGCCCGCCCGTTGCATGTGGGAGATCATCTCAGGCCGCGCGCAGTCGGCGCGGATGAGATACCGCCGCACATCCGGCACGCTGTCGAACAGGGCTGGTGTGTCTGCGATTTCGCAATGGTGCTTATACGCCTCGTGTTCGATGCACAGGTCTTCAAGAGACTTGCCGTCTTTGTCTTTGCCTTTATTGACCCAGCAGCGCACTAATGCCGTTGGGTCCACGGCGAATCCCCAGTCAGTGCCGTAGTACGGCCCATACCATTCAGCGCTCTTTCTGGGCTCGGGCGTGAAGTCGTCGATGGCCCACTTGCCTGCAAATACCTGTGCGTCGCTGCGTCCCCAGGTCTCGCCCTCCCAGACGTGCGCGAAGGCGTCCGGGTCCGTGCGCCGCAGATGCTCGGCCTCCTGCCTGAGTACGTCGGGCAGCCAGGGGTTGTCCTTCCACGATACCTTGCGCACGATGGTGCCCGGCGGCGGGTTGACCACGAATCGCTGATAGGTCGGGTCAGAATCCTGCGCAGGGTTGAAGGTGATCCAGATCTCCGATTCTGGACGCCGTACCGTCGGGATCAGAACCTCCCAGGACGTTTCCGAAACGCGTTCGGCTTCCTCGACCCAGCAGATGTCAATGCCCTCCAGCGACTTGATCGACTCGACGTTGTAGCGCAGGCCCCTGAAGATGAACTCGGTCCCATTGGCGCCCATAATCCCGGTCTTCTGGACGGTGTAGAAGTCAGCTAGGCCCAGCAGGTTGATCTGCTCTTCGAGGAGTTTGTGGACGCTGTCCTCTATCGAATTCTGGAATTCTCGCGCGCAGAGAATCCGCAGGCGCCGTTCGCCGCCCATCAGCAGCGTGCGAGCCGCCGACCAGCTCTTGAGACTGCCGCGCCCCCCGTGTAGGACTTTGTAGCGCGTTTGCTCCTCGTACAGAAAACGGGCGCTCTCCCCGATGTCGATTCGGGTGGTGACCTGCTCAGGTCTTGTTTCTTCGGGTTCCATCGCAGGCCTGTGGTGCAGGCGTGGGCTGGTCTTCGGGCTTGACCCAGTGAACTTCCAGTATCTTCGGCCGCATCGTGCCGTCCTCGCTTGACAGGTCGAGCGCCTGCCGCGGCTTGCCGGCGTAATACTCGAGCAGCGTCTTGCGGTCGATGGCTCCCTTGGGACCAGGAATGAGAGAGGAGGTGTAGGCCGCAAATAGCACCTTCTGAATGCGTGTGCTGTTGGCGTCGGCGCTCGCCTCGTCAAGGAATTTTGCGATCACCATCTGCGCGCCGCGACCGTTTCGCCCATGGGGGTTGCGCGCTTCGCCAGGGGCAGGCGGCCGCAGGTTCGCGAGACTGTTGGGGCTGTTGGTGGCAGCCATCAGTCTGCCCTCACTGCCTTCTTGCCGGTGAACTGCTCCCACCTGGCGACACACACGTCGACAAAGGTCGGCTCCAACTCCATCGCGAAACAGCGCCTACCTAACTGCTCGGCAGCGATAATTTGCGAACCACTGCCAGCGAAGGGTTCGTAGACAATACCCCCAGTGTGCGTGTGGTAGGAAATCGGCCGTTTGAAGATTTCGACCGGTTTCTGCGTGGGATGTTCTACTTTCTCATCTCCACTCGTCTGGACTTCTCCGCCGCGCTGGTCGATCGCCCACACCGTCGTGCACTCGCCCCCGAGTGGAGGCCGAAGCGCTGGCGGTCGCCCTTCGATCCAGCCGAAAAAACATGGCTCGTGCTGCCAGAGGAAGCAGCTGCGCGTGAGGATCGGGCGTGATTTCACCCAGATGAGTTGTTGGTGAAACAGCAACCCGTTCGCCGTCCAGGCGGCCTCCACGAGTGCCTGCCGACGCGAAGCGTGCCATTGATATACAGCGGGATTCGAGATAAGCGCGTACTCGAGCGCGACCTTGATGAAGCTGGAGAAGAACTCAACGCTCGCACTCGGGTCGCGATACTTGTCCCATTGCACGTTGTTGTTCTTGCCGGCCTTCGCACGCTCTGCCGACTGGGGGTGGTTTGTGCCGTCGTAGTCGACGAGATATGGCGGGTCGGTCGCCATCAGAACAGCACGCTCGCCGCGCATCAGCCGCGCCACGTCCTCCGCGCAGGTCGAGTCCCCACAACAAATCCTGTGCTCGCCCAAAATCCACAGGTCGCCGAGCTTCGAAATCGGTTCCGCAGGTGGCTCGGGCACATCGTCGGGATCGCAATTGCCACCCTTCGACTCGCTGTCGCGCTGCCTGGCCTCCTCGGCCGCCAGCAGCTTGTCGAGCTGCAGTTCGTTGAAGCGAGCCTCGTCTTCGAGCGAGCGAACCTGCTCTATCGCTGCCTCAGTGAACTCACCTTGCAGAAATGGCGAGTTCGCCACCAGGTTGGCCATCCGCTGCTTGGTCTGGTCCCAGCGTACGAAGCGCACCGGAAAGCGCTCATGCGTGCCCGGATGTTCGATGTAGCCAACATCGCCATCGCGGACAACCTCGGTAGCACCAGCTTCACGTAGAGATCGTACTCGCTGGTGCCCGCTAACCAACTGGCCTGTTCCGTCGTTGAACGTAATGTCCAATGGGCCAAATGTCTCCAGCGAGATGGCCAAGCCCGCGCGGGCCTCGTCGGACATTCGCCGCGGGTTTTTCGGGTCGGGCGCCAACGCCTCGATGCGCAGCCGGATGGCTTTCTCGTGGCCATCACATGCGGGTGATACGAGTGTGGAATCGCCATTGCCATTCATGACTGTGTTGCTCCTTGCAGCGCAATTGCGCCGCCGTGGGTTTGCGGACGTCGCCGTCTGCCCGCCCCATTGCGTGCCGACAAACACCGAGTCCGCGGTGCCCGACGAATAGAAACGTCGGCCATCAACTGGCGCAACGCTGTTAGTTCACCGGGAGCCAGGGTTGCCGCCGAACTGTCGCATATATAACCTGACATCGTGATGAAGACGATGTCAGATTCTTGCTGCGTGTTTTTTTATACGCTGGCGCTGGCTGAACGTATATTTCAGACTATTCGCTGTCGAGGACGCGGGCCGCTAGCTGGGGATCGGCGGCGTAAATGCGGTCAATTAGGCGCTTCACTTTTTGTGCATCTAGGAGAACGTCCGAAAGAGCGCTCATTGCGATAGTTATCTCTTCGTCTTGGTAGGCGGTCGAAGGAGCGTCCAATGCCTCACACATCCACAAACGCAGGAGCTTGCTATAGTCGGGATTCCATTGGCCTGCGGACGGCGACTGAAGACTGTCTCCCGGATCTGACGCGGCTTTTGCCCTTGGTCGTCCTCGACCTTGGGCTCTAGCTTGCTTGAACCCCATGCTTCTCATGCGTGCGAGTCGCGCATGTAGACTGCCCACGTTCGCCGTCTTCTCGTCCACCCGGATGTTCAGCAGAACACGGGATACCTTCGCCACATCCATAGGATGGTCCGTCTCTTGTGCCAGACATAGACGTAGAGCTTCCTCTGCGAAACGTATCCCAGCCTCCCGCCTGGCTTTCACAGCGATCTTCTCAAGCTGGCTCTGGACGTGTCGCGCGGGCGTCGGCGCTCGCGAGGGATTTACGCGGCGTTCGTTCGTCACTGCGGAGAACTGGCCAGCTTCGTTCGCGATTCTCTTCAAAACGTCATCGTCGCCGATGAACGCAGCCATGTCGCGCGCTACCGACAGCAGGCGGAAGACCTCGCCCGCGACTATCTTCTGCAGGATGGAGTTGAACAGGCTGTGGAGTAGGGTGCTCAGAAGGGTCGACGCGTTGAACTTCTCCAGTCCGGTCTTCACGATGGCGAGAGCGCGGTTCTCCAGTTCCTCCGATTCTGCGGGCGACGGTGGAACAGATCGTTGCCGGGTCATCTCCTGCCATAGCGGCCCTGAGGTCAGTCCACCGGCGGGAGATCCGACCGTGCGCTGGTCGTTACAGGCGGATTCCTTCGTTCGGGCCTTGCCAATCTTGTCCACGTTTGCACCTCTTGCACCCTCGCATGAACCCGGCCGGGGCTGGCGAAGGTTCAACGCAGCCCAACCCGTCGGAAGAAAACCGCCGGGGTGCCTGGAATCGAGAAGAGATTACCAGTCACTGGGCTGCCTGCTGATCGCAACTCACCATCCGGCGACCCGGCGACCGACATGTGTCGGTATATTAGGGCGCGCCGCGCCCATGTGACAAATGGCGGCATCAGCGATGGACGATGGAGCAATACGGCGCTTGAAGAATGGCTCCCAGCTTGCATGAACCCATTGCTCTCCATGCGTTAAAATCGAATCCACTCGAATCCTAGATTCGAGCTCTGTCGCGCCGCTCCCATCGTCTCAGCGGAGGCCGAAGTGCTTGCGCACAGCTTGGCCACCCCTGGTGTGTGCACGAGGACTCGAACGAGTAGGACCAGAGAATTCTGTTCGACCAGCAGCTCCGCGGGGCTTTCAGATCTCCGGAATGGTCTTGGGACACAAGCCCGAAGTTGTCTTCACCCCGAGAGACGCTGACGGTTGGTCCAGCCGGGGTAATGGGGAGCCACTTTCGTGGCCCGCGAACTTTTTGTCGTCGCTGCTTAACTGCCCGCACTGCGATAGCCACCACCAAAGCCGTATCTCCCGCCGGCACCGCCGTGGTATCCGCCCCAGCCATACCCGGCCCGGTATAGGCCAGTGTAC